TTTGGCCGAGATTAAGAAAGGTCGTCCAAAGAAGGATGACGATTAATGGCTTGGCGTCTGACTGACAACGGGGTCATGGAGCGCATGGTTGAAGAGGACGGCAAGTTGCACGTCCAACGCGCTATGGGCGGCCTGACAAACCTGTTTGACCAGAACAAGGCCGAGGCTGACCTGCTGGCCGACCAGAGCGGCATTGGCCGTTCAAACCGGCTGGTTGGACGCATTGACATGGTGACCGCTGAGAAGTGGTCGCGTGAGTGCGGAGCGGCTATCGGAACGGCTGAATTTGCGGCATACTGCAAGAAGAAGATCATGGACGGGGACTTTTCGAAGTTCCGAGTTGAGGGCAACTGACAATGGCTGACGAGCTGAACATCCCGACCCATCGCTGGTATCAGAAGCGAAACCACATCGCGCTGGCCAAAGAGGATTTCTCTCGTCAGTTTATTTATGACAGCGGCATCCAGAAGATTGACGCATTTATTGCATTGCAGCCTTGGGCTGATGAGTTCGCTGAAGAGCCATAAGGACTAACTGCATGAACGACGCATTCCCACTCATTGACGCCGCTATGAAGTACCTGATCGTCCCTGCGGTCATATGGGTTTGGATGCTGCACAAAACGCAGAGCTTACACGCGACGGACATTGCGGTCCTGCGGGCCGAGGCCAACGCGCGTGATGTGTCCCGCAAAGAAGAACGCGAAGCAACAGCCGCCCAGCTAGATCAGATTTTGCAGATGCTGCAAACGATCAATGGCCGGATCGACGGCATGATGAGCAAAGGCGAAAAGTGATGAACCTGACATATTCAAACTACAAGGCAGTTCCTGATGCTGTCTGGAAGTGGCCTTCATTCAGCCCGCGCGAGATGGCCTGCAAAGGCACTGGCAAGCTAATGATTAACAGCGATGCGATGGATAAGCTGCAAGCCCTGCGCGATGCACTTGGCAAGCCGTTGATTATCACATCTGCCTATCGGTCGCCTCAGCACAATCGTGCAGTCGGCGGCGCAACAAAGTCAAAGCACATGGAGGGTATCGCCTTCGACGTGCGCATGGACAACCATGAGCCAGAGGTCTTTGAATTTGAGGCAATGAAGGCTGGCTTCACTGGCTTCGGTTACTATCCAAAGTCCGGCTTCATGCACATTGACACTGGGCCTGAGCGCACATGGGGTACACCGTGGCCACGCAGCGTAACTGACTGGCCTGTCGAGCCACCGCGTCAGCCAGAAACACTGGCTCAGGACAAAGACGCCAAGGCAGCGGCTGGAGCAGGGGTAGCAGGCGCAGTAGCAGTAGCTGCTGACTACTTGCCCATTCTTGGCAGCTTGGGCGACACAGCGCAGATTATCGCGGTCCTAGCTGCGGCTGCATTCATCGGCTACATTCTGTGGAAGCGGGCGTGAAGGCATATCTGTCTGGCATAGTGGCGGCACTGGTCGCCCTTGGTGCAGCCCTGATCTATGCCAAGGGCCGAAAGGACGCTGACAATGATAATCACATTGACGATTACAACGAGTATATCTCGACGCGCAGGCGGATGGATGAAACCGCTGGCCCTTCTGATGCTGATGTCCAGCGGTGGCTGCATGAGCGTGGCAAGTACAAGCGCGATCTGTGACGGGTCGCTTGACCTACGGACGCATCATGCGGCGGCTTTATCGCAGGATGGCGGCCCGCTATCGCAACGGACCGGCGCGGCGTTGATAAGCACGTTGGACGCGGGCTGCGACGATGCCTAAGCCAACGATAGCTAACAATGCAATATCGGACGCGCAGCAGCAAGCCTACGATGCCGTTCAAGAACATGGATCAATCCGGGCTGCGGCGCGGGCGCTGGGCAAAAATTACACCAACGTCCATCAGTCCTACAATCGAGCCAAAACTAAAATTGAGTTGGACTCGGGCGTTGCCGATGCGCTGGATCAAGTCGGCATTCAAGACCCGGCACGGGTGCGCGGAGGCTGGCTCAAAACAAAACATGCCAGCGTTCAGTTCACCATGCCGAAGGCCGAGGCAATCGGTGTTGAGGACAGCGCAGAGCGCATCAGGATGGCGCTGGCCGACATTCCCCCGCCAGAACCCATAGAAGCGCCCACAGAGGTCGTTGATGGGTTGCTGACGCTCTATCCCATGCCAGACATTCACGCAGGTCTCAGAACCGACGCAGAAACGCTGGCTGGCACTGTTGAAAGGCTTGTCGGCGGGATGCGGGATTGCGTCAGCCGGTCGCCGAAGTCCGGCACAGGGGTTGTGCTGGTGCTTGGTGATATGCTGCACCACAATGACAATGAGAATGCCACGCCTGCCAGCAAGCACGCGCTGGATGTATTGGCGACAATTGAGGAAACAGCCCTTGCAATGATTGAGGGCTTGGCCCGCTGCATTGAGATTGCATTACTTCATCACAGCAAGGTCGTCGTTTCCGTTCTCAGAGGCAACCATGACCGCGACGCATACTTGATTGTGCTTTACTCGCTGGCCGAAAGATACCGCAACCACCCGCGCATTGACGTGCAGCGCGATGAGGGCGAGTTCTTTGTCATCCAACACGGCAAGTGCTTGATTGCAGCGCACCACGGCGACAAAGCAAAGCCAGAGCGCCTTGTAATGGCGCTGGCCGATGAGTTCCCGTCCCTCTGGGGCGAGACGCGGCACAGGTTCTATTACACGGGCCACCTGCATCATCACAAGTCAGCCGATATAGGCGGGGTTCAATGGGAGCAGCTTCGGGCCGTCACCAAGCGGGATCGGTACGCAAAAGATAACGCCTACACCGCGAGGTCGCAAATGCAGGCGATTACCTTTGACAATAAGTCTGGCGAAGTCAGCCGCGTAAAGATCAATCTTTAACTATCCGCTTGCAGCCGCTTTACTGATTCAGTAAACCGTCTGCGTGAGCGGCGCTTGAATGAAATACTAAGGTTATGATCTAGCCGGACGTGCTACCGAATGCGCCACATTCTGACTTTCCGCGCCGTTCACACGATTACTCCCCCAACTCCCCGCCCAATGCCATATAGCCGCAAGCATCGACGCTGCTGTCCCGATGTGGACCATTGCGCAGGCGGGCCACCTTGAGCAAAGTCATCATGTGGCACACGTCTGCTGGCGTGATGTCGATCTTGGTGTATGCCGACCACATTTCAGCAATGACGCCGAAGTTCTCCGCCGGACTGCCGTAGTGTTCCTGCCGTGGGCCATTGATAAGGCCGTCAGCCTCAGCCAGAATTTCGCTGCGTTTTGTCATCATATTCTCCAATCAAGGTTTCTGTCTTCTATCTCGGCCAGCAGTTCGTCTGCCTTCGGGTTGTCGTACCGAACGCACGTCTTGTATGCGTTCAGCAGGTGTTCATCGAGCATGTCTTCAATATAAATTATGTCGTCATGCGACATCCATCGGTCACGCGGGACGCCTTCTTGTGGATTAATGTTCATCCGCGTAGGCATCTCGCACAAAAGCGGTTAAAAGCTCTGCCAGCGACATGTCGCGTGGCAGTTGGTCCAGCAGCCACAACAATTCGTCTTCGCTCAAGCCGCTAAGAACCTTCTTGATGCTGCCACGTTCAGACTCATTTTCCTTCAAGAACAACGTCACTTGGTCGTGGCGATTCATTATGGGCTTCGGAGGCAACAGGCCCAGTTCGCGGGCTTTGGTTATACGAGTGCCGACCCAATTTCTGTTTCTATCAAGTGTCTCCCCGATCTGAATGTTATTCATGCCCTGCGCTCGCAACTTTGCGACCGCCGCTGCACCTTCTGTCTTGCTCATGTACTTCATTCCCCCAACCCCTCTGGCCGCGCCACTGGGCGCATGGATGTAAAGCTGTCGAGGCAATAGCCGTCGGCCTCTGCGCCATCGACTGCTGCCATCGTCAGCATGATGTCAATGTGATCGGCGCATGTTAGCTGCGTTGTGGTGACTTCGTAGTATCCGGTGGGCATCGTGGCCCCCGATACCGTGATGATTGTCAGAACTGTTGATAGTGTAATCATTGGTCGTTCTCCTTAATAAGTGCATCCCATGAGACGGGGAATAGTTCAGACATCTTCTTGCTAATGTCATCTGCAACTAACCGTGTCTCGTATTGTGTGTTACTGGCGCAACGTAAACGGCACATGGCAGCATAAGTAGCAGCCGCCTGCCATGTCCGAAATATGCCTACAAGTTTCGGTCAAACAATAAAGTTGTTACTTCTCTTCGCAATGACCATCATCCTCAGCAGCCTTTAGTCCTTCAAGGTTACTTGCGTTCATCGGTTATTCTCCCTTTCCGTGATCCAGCAGAAAGCTGATCGGTGCGTTCTTGAGTTCAAATAGTTCGGCTTCGAGTTGGGCAACGCGAACCTCCAATTCCTCCGCGTAGGCTTGGCCTGCTTCTGCATCGGCCAATAATGCCTCAAATATCTCGTGCATGTCATACTCCTCGCGCTCGGCAAGGTGGCGGTTGATTGCGTATGTGTTTCCGTCGGTCATTAGTCGGCCCCTTCAAAGTCTGATGCGCTCATCGCGTACATGACAAACGACGGTCGCTGCTGACCGACGCGGTGGTAAACCTCGGCGCGGCTGATCCGGCCAGCGTTGAACAGGCGCTGCAATGAGTTTCCAGCGGTTGTCGTGCTGACGCCAAGCATTTCAGCCATTTCGCTGGTTGATGCAAATTCGACAGTGCCAAGCACTTCAAACGCTTCAATGTCAAGTTCCTTTGCTGACTTTACCTTTGGCACTTCAGCGTCCGTTACAGCGTCACCTTGTTCATCGACGACAACTTGTTCGCCAAACAGCTTGATGGCCCTCCACGGCGCTTGTTCGCGGCGCTGCTCGACGTTCTCAATCAATACGGCCTCATATTCGCCGTTGACGATGATATTGATCGGGCGAGCCACTGCCGCTGGCACAAAAACCCTTTCGCCTGTCGTCATGCAGACACCAAATGCCGTGCTTGTATCAAGCTGGCCCGTGATGATGATCGTTGTTTTCATTTTGCGTCTCCTTTTTCTTTAACGGTTCCCCACTGTGCGGCCATTGCATCCGCAATCCCCTGATAGGTGGTACTGCGAATCTTCCAGCGGTCAGGCGATGGCGGGAGGTAGTGGAGGCGTTCGCGCACGTTCTTTGGCAACAGCATCATTTCGTCATAGACGTTGTTGGTTGGTGTGAGCGGTTCGAGACCGTGCAGGAACAGACCTGTCTTCTTCTGCTCCATGTGACCAAACTGATAGGGTTGGACGTAATGTGGCTTAGGCATCCCACCGAGACGCGGCAGGACACCCACGGGGTTTTCGAAGCAGACGCGCGGTGACACAGCCTTGCAGGCCTCCCACAGTGCAACGGTCCACTGCACAGACGTCAAGCGTTCAGCATACTTGGGTTGGCCTTCACCGTAAGTGCTGTTCCCTGCCACTGTCAGGGCCGTGCAGGGCGGGTGAGCGATAATCAAGTCCCATCGCTGGTCCAGCATGTCGTAGACGTCGCCTTGGTGGTGTGGGCCATCAACGTCGGTTGGTAAGATGTCACATGACATCGCATCGTGACCCAAGGCTCTGAACGCATCACGGACGCGCCCAGAGTATTCGCAAGCAATAAGTATCTTCATTTTGCGTCTCCTGCTTTTGGCATGTCCTCTGACCGCCAGTAGTTGTATTTTTTCGTTGTCATGCTTTTGACGTGGCGGATGCCGTATTCTTTTTGAGAGGCTCGAAACTTATCACCCCAAGCGTTCATTGTTTTCATCTCAACACCAATTCCCGTTGCAATGTCAGTTG